TTCTTTTGTTATCTCTTGCTCATCACCATGTGTAAGTAATTTAAATTCAATTTCTTTACCATTTGAAGGTAATATGAATTTATACAAATTTTGAGAATTCAATACTTCTGTATCAATATCTTTTGTTTGAACTTTACCCAAATCAATAGTTACTGCTTGCTTTTCTAAAGTAAACGGGTCAGTCATTTCTATTTCGTATTCAGCACCATATCCTAAAATACGAGTTGCTAAAAGAATAGCGTTTTTATCACCAATGTAAATATCATTTGGATTTACACCTGGTTCAACCACAACTGATTCAAATAATTTATCCAAAACAATACCTTTTTTGATAAGATTTTGGGATGCAAGAATATCTTCTTCTCTTGCTGTCATATATTTTATTTCAATCGTACCCTTTCTTAATTGGTGTCCTTCTGGGTAAACCAATCCTTGTGATGGTAATTCAATGGTTTCTGTTGGGAAATCATTTTGTTTTGGTGCAGTTTGCATTTGCACCTTAGTTGTATTTGTCATTTCTGCCATAACGTTGTTTATTTTGTTTGTATATATAAATACATAGAAATTAAAAAATTAGAAAGCATAAAAAAGGGGATACTTTTGATATCCCCTTATTTTTATTATTTTTAGATTAGAATTCTAAGATTGCGTAATCATAAGATAGTGTTAATTCGATTGTTGCTGGTTCGTTAGAATCGAATGCTAAATCTCCAAAGTTTGCTTGAGAGATAAATGCACCTTTCAATTTCCATTGTTCAATCTTATCACCAACTGATCCTAATAGATAGAAATCAATATCTTTCTTATAAAAATCAGCGTATCCATCTCTACCAGTGATTGATTCATGTCCTAAACGAATCCACTCCATTACCGCTTGTGCTCCAGAAGGAACGATTGGGTCATAAAGTGTGATAGTGATATCTTGCCACTCACCTTTACCTTTCAACTTTCTTTTTACGTTGATATGGTCTAAAGTTACGGTTTCAAATTGAATTGTAGGTCTATTTGCTGCCTTTACAAGATATGAAGGGATATTGTCTATCTCCATCACATATCTATTTTTCATCTTCGGTTCGAAGTTCGTATAGAACATCTTATCAAACTCTAATATTTCTGCCATTTTTTATTCCTTTTATTTGTATTAATAAATATCTACTTTATTGATTTTCGTATTATGCGTTAAAACTTGCTCCAGTTGGTAAGATGTTGAAATCTATTACGATAAATTCCGCTGTCTTAGCCGGTTGTAAGAAAATTTGTCCTGCTAATATGTTTCTATCAATTACATCAGGTGTATTGTTTGATTCATCCATCACAACTCTAAATGCGTATAAACCTTGTCTTTGTTGAACTGCCTCTAAGTAAGGATTCACAGTGTTTAAGAATCTTGCTCTAGTTGTTGCTGTGTTTTGTTCGAACACTAAGAAACGAGATGTAGATGCTATAAACTTCTTAAGAGTGATAAGTAATCTTCTAACATTGATTCTATCTAAAGCTGATGCCTTATCTTGCAATGTTTTCTGTCCGAATGCTACAATACCTTGTCCAGGGAATGCTGCGATTGGGTTTACTTTATTCTCATATAGAGTATCTCTTTCAGAATGTGTTAATCTATTCAATACCGAAACTGCTCCACTAATACCACCTCTATTCAAACCAGCAGGTGCGAACCATTCAGCTGCTAATCTATCGTTTGCAGCGAATACAGCCGGCATCAATACTGATGGTGGTACACTCATTAATTTGTTACTATTTGTATTAACTGTCTTAACCCAAGGATAGTAAGTTGCTGCGTAGTTTGAATCAACTTCGTTAGCTGCTTCAGTTGCCTCAGTAATTAATGCAGTTGCTCCTACGAAATCAGCTATATAGAAACAATCTTGTCTATCTTCAACCATATCAATTACTTTAGAAGTAACAGATGGGTGTAAAGAACGAATGATACCAGGAGTTACAACTAAATTGATATCCCATTCATCTGCATTTGATATAGCGTTGATTGCTTTTGTATATGCTTCCGAACCTTTACTTGCGTTATTAGAACAATCAAATCCTTGCGTATTTTGTGCAGTAATAGTATCTAAAGCCGTATTGTGTATTTGAATCTTTTTTGTTGGATTTGTACCATCCCAACCATATTGGAATCCTAATACAAATTGTCTTTTAACCATATCAACAGGTGCTGAACCAGTCATTTGAAATGTTAATTGAGAATCAAATGCAAATACAGAATTAGATCCTGTTATGTTATATAAAGTTCCGCCAGGAATTGGTTTTAAGTATTGTTTGTTATCATCAGAAACACCAATTGTTTCAAAATCAAATCCAGAATAATATACAGGAGAAGAAGTTGTATTAATAATAGAACCAGTTTGGTAAACTACTGCAGGTACTTTTGTGTAATCAGTTGAAAGAACTGCTATTGGATTAATGTATGGTGAATGTCCGAATGGTGCTGCTGATATTGGGAATGAGCCCGCGTCAGCTACTACTACTCTTACATATTTTGATTTGTTAGAATAATCACCATTTTCAGTTATCTTACCATTAGAATCAATTTCATTCCATCTATCACCTATTCTTCTAGCTATATAGTTAGGAGAAGCAGGGTCTAAGTTTACATTATTAAATGTTTCAATTACTGTCTTTCTCTTATCAGTATCACTATATCCTCTTACAGTTACAGTAAATGTTGAGTAATCAGTTGCTCCATCTTCACCAGCTGCTTTAACATTAGAAATACCAATTTTAAACTTAGTATTGTACATATTTCCATGTCCTAATGTATAGAATTTGAATAAGTCATATCTCTGTCCACTAATCAATTGTGATTTAACCCACGGAGTTTGACCTGCTTGGTATGCTGGGTCATTAGGTGTTCCAGTATAATCTTGTGTTGGAAGAACTTTTGAGTAAACTGAACCAGTTGTGTTTAATGAGAATAATGATGCACTATTTTCAAAATAAACGTATGTGTAAACTGGTTTACCAGATACACCAACAATCACCGATTCTCCGTATATATCAGAAAGGTCATTTGCATCTGAAGGTACAATTGAAGCAGATGTTGGTGCTATAATGTTGTTTGCACCAGAACCAGAAATACTGATTTGGAATCTACCTATACTAGATGGGTTACTTTGGATTGAACCTGATATTTGAACATCTTCTGCTCCTGTGCTAGATGCATATAGTACACCGATTAATTTATCATCTGCACCACTACCACTAGCAAAGATACCCAAAGGACCAATTTGCTCATATCCAGTAATACCTGCTACTCTTACGATAGTTGCTTGCCCAGCCTCTCTCAAATAGTTTTGTACTGCGTATTCAGTATAATATGTTCCATCAGGAGTACCGAAGATATCTTCAAACTCTGATTGCGTTCTAACAATAGTTGGAACGAACGCCGGCCCTTGCTTAAAAGGACCTATAAATGCTGCGCCGATTTCACCGATTCCTTGCGATAAGAAGGATAAATCGTTTTCTCTTGTGAATACACCGGGTGATACAATTCTTTCTGCCATTTTTTTATCTCTAAAATTCTATTTTGTGTGTGTAAAAAGGTTTTCCAATTTACACATATAAATATAAACAAAATGTCCAAAACACAATTTTTATATTAAAATTATGAATTGGACACTTTATGAATGATATTCTATGTTATTTTTACTATACAACCGGCGCAGGTGGTATAATATCTGATAATGAACCCGTACTCCAAGGTAAATCGTAAGTTCCTACTTCAGTTACTATATTTGTCTTTTCGCTTATTTGTTTTGTAATTTGTTGATTAATATGTGTCCAGTATGAAGTTGATGCAGAACCACTAACCACGTCCTTAATCCATCCTAATACTTGCTGCTCTGTCAATTCCTCAAATGGAGTAAAACTTCCGGTATCTATTGTGTGTAAATCAAATGGAGTTGCACCATCAAATTGACCAGTAACACCATCTGCATTTGTAGCAACTACTCTCCATTGAGTACCAATTATTGCGTCATTAATATCGTTAGTGCTAACTTTTCGAAGATTTCTTATTTCCCAAGCGTATGTATATGCCATCTTTTTTAATATTTTTGTTTATATATTATAAATATATCTTTTTTTGTTTTTTATTTAAACGTACTACCACCAACCCAAAGAACTAAACTTTTACGAACTCCTTTAGTTACTGGGGTTACTCTATGTAACATATATGATGGGAATAGAATAACTGCACCTTTTTGTTTCGGTAGAGTAATTGGGTCTCTGCTATCTCTCATCATTTGCAATTCACCACCTTCATAT